CCGGCGTCCCGGATCGCCCCGACGAGCTCGCGCCCGACGGTGTGCTGGATCTCGGCCGGGCACTCGTACTGCATCTCGTCGTGGACGTGGAGGACCTGGTGGGCGTCGACCAGCGCCAGGCGCTCCGCCGCCAGCACGGTCGCCTGCTTGACGACGATGGCCCCGAAGGACTGCAGGAGGGTGTTGAGCGCAGAGTGGTCGGAGCGCGTGGGGACGCGCCGGCCGTCGAGCCCCTCGAGCCAGCCGCGGTTTCGGTGCCCGTCCACGGTGAGCTTGCGGAGCTTCGCGAGGCCCGGGGTGTTCTTCAGGAACATCGCGGAGAGCTGGGAGGCCCGGGCCAGCGTGCAGTTCAGGGTTCGCGCGATCTTCTTGTGGCCCGCTCCATACAGCCAGGCGTACACGAAGCGCTTGGCCTGCTCCCGGTCGGCGAACCCGCCGGCGTCCCGGTTGGCCGAGTGCGGGTCCCCGGACGCCACGATCTCGGCGTAGCGCCCCCCGTCGAACTCGGCGAGGTAGTGCGCCAGCCCGCGTAGCTCGAGGTTGGCGGCGTCGGCGCCCACCATGACCATCCCCTCGGAGGGGAGGAACAGGGCCCGGCAGCGGACGCCCCAGTGGGCGGACTTCTCCTTGTACCAGTCGGGGAGGGGCTTGGCGCTGCTCTCCTTCGGGATGTTGCCGAGGTTCGGCCTCGAGTGGCTGCAGCGGCTCGTCACGGTCCCGACCGGGTCGATGCTGCCGCGGATGCGCCCGTCCGCCTCGACGGCTTTGGTCCAGCTCCCCTTCTCCCCCTCGGCCAGCATCCCGATGCGCTTGGTCAGCATCCCCCGCTCCGCCATGAGGCAGGCCTCGGGGTACGGGAGCTCGAGGAGGATCTCCTCAGTCAAATTGGGCCAGCCGTCGGCGCGGAAGGACTTGGGTTTCCAGCCGTAGGCGCGGACGAGGGCGCGGGCGTTGTGGACGCCGGAGCCGGGGTTGTAGGGTATGACCTTGGTCCGCTCGAGCTTCTTCTTCGGGGTGACGTAGTTCACCTCGAACGCCGGAACGGCCGCGTTGAGCTGGTCGTCGAGCTGGTTCCGGCGCTGGAGCATGTCGCGGAGGAGCTCGTCGGCGCCGGCGCGGTCGAAGCGGACCCCGCGGGCCTCCTGCTGGCGGAGGACCTCGGCGAAGCGGTGCTCGAGGGCGAGGGCGGCCTCGGGGGTGTACTTGGACTGGAGCCAGCGGTAGAGCTCGGCGGTGACCTCGACGTCCTGCCGGCAGTACTCGATCATCTCGTCGGTGAGCATCGCCCAGGACGAGGGCTGGCCGCCCTTGTGCTTCCCGATCCGGTGCCCCCAGGCCTCGAGGCTGTAGCGGCCGATGAGGGCGTCGGGGACGGAGGGCTTCCCGAGCTCGCGCTGGCGGGCGTCGACGGCCTTGAGGTGGGGCCAGCGGACCTTCGAGCCGAGCTGGGTGTCGGCGATTCGGGAGACTGGGAGGGAGGCGCCGTAGAGGTTGCGCAGGACGGGGCAGTCGAACTTGAGGATGTTGTGGCCGACCAGGAGCTCCGCTCGCTCGAGCTGCTGCACCCCGGCCCGAAGGTCGCCGTCCGCCGGGGTCGCGACGCCCTCGGGGGAGTCGTGGTAGACGGAGACGCCGCCGGTGTCGATGTTCTGGGCGACGATGAGGTGGACCTTGAGGTCGAGCCAGGGGCGCTTCTGGTGGACGATCTTCGTCGTCTCGATGTCGAAGACGAGCCTCACTCCAGGTCTCCCAGGTCCGCCGCCTCGACCAGCCGGCCGCTCACGGGATCATACCCCAGCTTGCCGGCGATCCCGGTGAGCCCAGTGTGCCGGCTCTTGAGCACCTGCAGGGTCGTCGGGCCGCCCTCCTTCATGTCCCGGCTCAGCCCGATCACGTCGTAGGCCACCGCCCCGATCATGCCCGACCCCCGGAGGTCGTAGAGCGACAGCAGGCGCCCCTCGTCGAACTGCTTGCCCTTCGAGTCCGGGTTCTTGAGGTGCGAGACCAGCCCGAGCCAGTACCCGATCTCCCGCACCCCGGCCTCGAGCCCCATCATGAGCTGGTCGATGAACCGCCGCTCGTCCTCGTTCGGCGAGCTGCCGACGACGATGGAGAGGTTGTCGAGGAAGACGTGCGTGCACCCGAGGGCCCGCGTGACGTACCGGATCTTGCTGAGGATGCGGTCGGCGCTGCGCTCTCCGGCGCAGTCGTACAGGACGAGCCGGTCCTGGATCGCCTCGAAGGCCCCCCGGACGTCCGCCGCGCTCATCGCGTCGGGGTCCAGGTGCAGGGCGCGTCCGACCCGGGGGGTCAGGAGGCCGAGCAGGTTGGTGTAGACGGACCCCTCGAGGGCGAGCACGGCGACCTTCTGGTCCCGGTCGAGTAGGTGGCTCGCGAGCTCCCGGCAAAAGACGGATTTTCCCGTCCCCGGGCCGGCGGCGATCACGACGATCTCCCCCCGGCGCATCCCCCCGGTCATCCGGTTGAGCCCCTCGTGCGGGTAGGGGACGGCCTCGACGCCGCGCCACTCGGTCGCCCGGCTCCAGAGGTCCTCCCCCGAGAGCACCCCGTCGGGGCGCCAGGGCTTCTGGCTCGCGCGCCAGCAGGCGTCGGCGAGCTCCTCCCTCCGGTTGGCGACCAGCATGTCGCAGGCGTCCTTCAGGGGGAGCGTCGCGATGCAGGCCTTCCCGGGGGAGAGGATCTCGGCGCACTCGAGGGCGGCCTCGCGGCCGGCGTCGTCCTGGTCGAAGAGGATCACGACCTTCTCGAAGGACTCGAGGAGCTCCAGGTTGTCCCGGAACGCCTTCGGCGCCCCCTTGGCCCCGCTCGGGACCGAGGTCGCCGGGAACCGGGTGGACATGACCTGACTGGCCGCCAGCGCGTCGAGCTCCCCCTCCGTGACGACGAGCATGCGCCCGCCCTCCCGGATGAGGTGCCCCCCGAAGAGCCCGCCGTCCGGCTTGCCGAGCCAGAGGAAGCGCTTGTCGGCGGTGCGCAGCTTCTGCGCGATCACCCGCCCCGCCGCGTCCCGGTACTGCGCCACCTGGACCTTCTGCCCCTTGTAGGTCGAGAAGCCGTAGGCGAACCGCTCCGCGGTCTCGTCGGTGATCTTCCGGGACACGATGCCCCGGACCTCGACGGGCAGGAGGTCGGGCGAGGCGGAGGACACGACGGTCCCGCCGCCCCGCGCCGAGGGGGTGGGGTCGCCTTCACTGGTTTGCACAGGTGCACTCCGGTTTCACGGGAGCTGACGGCGAGGGCCCGCTCCGCCTGTAGATAGCGACGACCCCGCACACGACCAGCACTACGATAGCGAGAAGCATCGCGCAGCCGACATCATCGTCGTCCATTAGAAGCTTCGTCCGCGCCTGTGCAGGCGGTACTCGACGTAGCGGGCTCCCGCCAGGTCGCGCTTGTGTTCGGACACGATGTCGAAGCCTTCCTCCCGAAGCTCGCCGATGCGGGCCGCCAATCGAGGCAGCTTATAAACCAGAAGCGCCTCGTAGCTGGTGATGGTGCCCCGGCGGCGGAGGTGCTCGAGTACCGTCTCGCGCTGCGTGCGGCCCCGGGCGTCGGTGAGGACGATGTTGATGGTGTCTGTCTTCATAGTTCCGTGACCTGGATGAGGACCCCCGCGGGGTCGCCGTACTTCTTCTCGATCGCCTCCTCCGTGATCTGCGCGTCGTCCTTCCAGACGACCCCGGTGAGGGCGTCCTCGGCGGCGCGCGCCAGCTTCAGCACGTCGGGGCGCGCCGTCGGGAGCTCCCGGGTGACCGTCTTCGGCTTCGTGAGCCAGAAGACCATGCAGACCTGCAGCGGTCCGGTCATGATCTCCTGGCCCTCGCGCTTCATGGCCTTCTCGGCCGCAGCCCGGACCGTCTTCTGCCAGGCCTTGACCCGGGGGTTGGCGTCCACGATGGCGACGCCGATCCCCCCGGTCTGGCGCTTGACGGGGAAGCCCTTCTTGGAGCCGCCGGGCTCGGGCTTCCCGAAGACGGAGAACTGGATCACTCGAACCCTTCCGTCGTCCCGCCGGTCGTCGTGGTGGTGGTGGTCGGGGT